AGAAGCGGATCGAGATCGCGCTGTTGCCGTCGCCGTCGATGAAGCCTTGGACGCCGTAGCGTGCGACCTCGTTGCCGATCGTCGCCTGCGCCACGAGATTGTATTTCTCGCCATACATATAGACGTACGGCTCCAGCCCGTCGCACCAGCCGTTGGCGAGGATGAAGACCTCGGCGTTACGCTTGTTGCCCTTGTCCCACTTGGCATAAAAGGCGCGCTGTCCCTTGGTCTTGCCAACGCCGTAGAGGGTGCCAACCGGCACGTCGCCGCCGAACTGAATTTCGCCCTGGACAGCCGTGTACTTCTGTTTGACCTGCTTGGCTGCCTGGATCTTGCCGATCGCGAACTTGGCACCGAAGGCCAGCGCGCCGCCGATCAGGCTGGTGGCAAGCGCAGAGCCGCCGAACAGCGCGCCGGCGATTGCCGTGGCGATACCTGTAAAGATTGCCATGATGAATTATCCGAGGTGAAAGGCTGCGATGACGTCGGCGAGGCGGTGATCGCTGCGGCCGCGTTCGGTTTTGGTGACGAAACGGGCGCCAAGGCAGACGCCAACATGCTCGGCGCCATCGGCAAGACTCAGGATGACGAGATCGCCGAGCCGCGCTTCTGCGCCGCCCTTCGGCTGCTGGCCGAGCTCGGCCGCGAAGAAGCTCACCAGGGACGTGTGCCCGCGCCGGCGCAGCGCCCGCTGCGCACCGGCGAGCGTGCGGTAGGCGGCGCGGTACTTGTCGGCGAGTGCCGAGCCCGTCAGCGCGTCGATGACGGCGCAGCCGAGCATGAAGCAATCGGCCGATCCATAGGCATAGGGTTTCGCAAGCTCACGCGTAAGCGTGGCCTCGACGATGCGGAAGCGGTTCATGGGCTGCCTCTGAAGGAGTGGTATGGACGGCAGGAGGCGGACCCGCTTTGTCCCCTAAGCGTTCCGTAGCCGTTCTCTACTCTATGATTTAGACTAGGTTCAAATTCATGGAAGGATTCGGGTTTTGAATTCTGTAGGTGGCGCTTCTATGAAAAGGAGATAACGCGCCGAGCGCATTCAGCGCCATGGCAAGGAACTCTGGATCGCGTGCACGCGCGGCGCAGCTATCAATTATCCATTGGCAGGCCTAATGGCCGCGCTCTCCACTGTCTCCGCGAATCGATCACTCTCCTAGCAAAGGACAACGAAATGGTCTGCGAATACTTCCATTCCCTAAAGGCGTTGAAGCTGCCAGCCTCGCAACGGCAGGACGACACCGGTCCCTCAACACCAGCGGCTTGCCAAGTGGGCAAGTCTGACACGAAGGGGATCCGAGGCGAAGAAGCTCAGGCTCAAGACGGAGGCGCTGTACGAAAGACGCGGTCAGCTATGAAGCGCGTCTCCATCAGATCCGTAGCGATCTCCTGTTTTCTGTACGGTGCCCCATCATTCGCCGCCGCAGACAACGCTCTGTTTTCCTCCGACGATGGCAACGTCGTCGTTTTCGGCGATATCGGCCTCGCCAACATAAAGGCGCAGGAATTTTTCTATGTCGGCGACCACAAGATCAGCCAGTTGAACTGGGAGAGTAAAGGAGTCACTCTTTTCACGGTTGGCGTCGACGGGCAGATCGACAACGACTGGAGCTTGAAGGGCAGCGTCAAAGTCGGCACCGGCGGCAATGGTCACCTGGTTGACTACGACTGGACGATCATCGAGCGCGAAGACTGGAGCGACCGCTCAATCCACCCGCTTACCGAACTCGATCACTATGTCGCCGCAGCGATCGAGTTGGACCGGATCATCTACGGCAACGACACCAGCAGTATCGCGGTCGGCGCTGGTATGCGCTATACCGACGTCAAATGGACCGCCTATGGCGGGTCAGGCATCTCTACGAAGAAAACGTTCCGCGATAAACGTTGGGAATTGCTAGACTGGGAAAGAGGCGTAAGCTACCGGCAAAAAATTCCGGTGGGCTTCCTCAGCCTGAGCGGCGAACACGTCCTCGGCGATCTTACCATCAGCGGCGGCCTTCAGACCGGTCTGAGCTTCGGCATCAAGAGCATCGACGACCATTGGCTGCGCAACCTGCGTTTTTCGGATGACATGTCTCCGGCACCGACAATCGGCGCCAATGTCGCCGCCAGCTATGCGGTGACGCCAGGTGCTTCGCTTTATCTGTCCGGTTCGTTCGAGCGGGTGTTTCACAGCCGCGGGGACAAGGAACGTCACAACTTCGCGACAGGCGAAATTGAATTCCGCAAGGATTATGCCGGGGCCACGTTCGAGGCAATGTCAGTCTCCTTCGGGCTAAAGGGCACGTTTTGACGTGCCCGCGTTGCCGCTATCTTTATCAGAAGACCATCGCCGCGCTCTTGCCAGTCTGACAATCCCGGACACAACAGCTCTGGAAAATACGGTCGGGCCGATCGAAACCGTTCGTTTGGCGTAATCGTGGCGGACACTATGCTGGTGTGCATAGTGTCCGCCACGCTTAAGTGGACACTATGGCGTATCCGATCTCGGAGAAGCGCGCCGAAGCGCAATCGACCTCTCCGGCCTGCGGAGGCAGCTTATCTAGATCGAGATCAGCGCGAGACCTGGCCCCATTCCTCGGGGGTGGTCCCATTGGTCGCCACGAGCTCGAGGCCCGTGTCGGTCGGATCGTTGTCGAACTGCTGTTCGGCCTGCGAGCGCTTGACGCCCGTCGAGCCGCGCGCCGAGCGTCCCGGCGGCTGTAGATCGATCATCATCGTCAGCGTCCGCTCGGAGCCCGAGACCGCGCCTTCGTTGTAGCGCACCTGGTCGATCTCGTAGATGGTCGAGACCAGCACCCCGACGACGTTGCTCGTGTTCGGCTCGCCGGCAAGCGAGGTGATGATGACCGGCGCGTTCTGATAGTTGAACTCCTCGATCCTCGCGACCGCATCCTCGGGATCGGCCACCGGAATATTGGAGAAGACGATGGTGCGCGTGGTAACGGCCACGCCGACGGCGCTCACCAGGTCACCTGGCTGGAGATACCGGTTCGGCAGATACAGCAAGCCATTATAGGTGAACTTGCGGCCGCCGCGGTGATAGCCGACGGTTTTGCCGGGCAGATCGAAGCGGATCAGGTCCAGCAGCGCGAATTCGCCGCCCTCAATCAGGTCCTCGACCTCGGAAGATAGCACGCTCATGAGAGGAACAGCTCCGTTGCGGTAAACTGGACATTATAGTTCGGCCAGGTCTTCGGCAGGCTGAAGCTCCCCGCATCGATCTCCATGATGCAGGATGGCTTCTCGAAATGGACGGTGCACGGCAGGGTGAACACCTGCAGGTCGAGCCCGAAGCGGATCTTCAGCGTCACGACGCCCGCCGCGCTTGCTGTCGCGGCAAGAGTGATCCGGTGCAGCGATCGCATGAAGGTCGATTTCCGCACCCCGACATAGTCACCAGGGGCGAGCTTAAAGCCGGCCGGCAGGCCCGAGACGACGATGGTGTTGGCGTCAGTTATCGACTGCAACACCGCGTCGCCAGAAAATACCCCGCCGCCCGCCTTCACGCCGGAAAGCGGGTTGCTGCCCTGATAGGCGATTGGCCGAGGCCGGTGCGGATCGTAGCCGGCAATATAACCGCCATCGTTCGCGTCCATGTTGAAGGCGTCGAACAGCGCCGCCTCGGCCGTGGTCAGCTTCGATGCGGAATAGGACGCGGCCCAATATGGCGTCCCGGAATAGACCGTCTCGGTACGCCTGCCTTCCATACGGTTGGTATCGCGGATGCGCACCGGATCGAACGCGACCTGGCCGTAGACCACGCTCGGGAGCGAAATGAGAAACGCCATCAGAAATCTTCCCCGCCGTTCTGGCGATAGTTTGCCCGAGCCTCCTCGTTGCTGCGCACGATGCGCACGGTCTGATCGCCGGTCTGCTCTAGGATGCTTGCCAACAAATCCTTGCTCAGTACGATCTCAACAACGGTGCGGCCGCCTTCCCCGCCTCCCTCACCGGCCGCGCCCGGGACTTTGCTCGGCGCGATGATCCGGCCGTGGCTGGTCGGAGCAAAGAACTCGTCCTCATATTCGTTCACCCGGTAGATGCGCCCGGGAGAAACATCACCGCCGCTGGCGCGCGCACCGCCATAGCCGAGGAAATCGCCGAGAGTCGTGGTCGGCACGAAGTTGGAGGAGGAACCTCCTCCGCCGCCGAAGATCTCGCTGAAGAGTGAACCGAACAGCCCCTTCCCGTTCGTCTGGACATTAATGATCTCGGACAGCAACGCCGCGATCGCCTCCTTCGCGTCGAAGCTGCCATCGACGATGCGCATCAGTTGCTCGTCGAGGACCTGTCCCATTCGCTCGGCCGCCTCCTGACTGCGCTCATACTGCTCGGCCAGCGCTTCCTCGGCCGCGAGCTGGCGGTATTTTTCGTCGATGAGCGCCGAAATCTCCTGACCCTCTTTCGAGGTCGCCTCGACGCCCGCTTCGCGGAGCGCAATTGTTCGCTCTCGCTCGATGTCGGTTAGGCCGATGATCGCCAGCTCCTCGCGCAGCGATGCGATCACGTCGTCAATCGCCTTCTTTTCCTTTTCTGCCTCAGAGATTTTCTTGGAGCGCCCGCCGCCTTTTTCTTCCGTGGGGATCGGCGTCCAGGTCCTCTCGGCCGGGCGGTTCATCGGCTTGAGGCGATCGCTCAGGATGTTAACGATCTTCGCCTCTTCTTCGGCGAGTTTCCGGCTCTCTTCCTTCAGGGCTTCTATCTGCCCGGTGTAGCCGGCAAGGTTGGCGTTCTTACTGTTTTCAAAACCAAGCTTCCTGGCGACATCGGAGAGCTTCTCGTCCTGTCGAGCCTGCGCCTCCTTCTTCTTGAGGATTTCATTCTCGATCTCGAGCCGACGCTCGCCGATTTCGGCTTGCCTGCCCTGAAGCGTGTTGTTCATCTGGTTTTGGAAATCACGGAAGCCGTCGATAAATTCCGCCAGGCTGTCGGCCGCCGATACGATGGCGGATTTCAACTTCGTGCCGACTGTCGTCGCGAGCATGTTGAACTTGCGATCGATCTCTTGCGCCCTATCGATCATCTGCTCGTCAAGAACGATGCCGAGGTCGTTCGCGGCCTTGATGGTGTCGCGGATGCCCGCTTCACCAGCCTCGATCAGCTGCACGAACTGCTCGCCGCCTGTCCCACCGAAAATTTCGTCCATGATGCGAATCTGCGCCGCTCTGTCGAGCTCGCCCAAACGGCCGATGATTTCGGTGAAGAGCTCGGCAGGATCCTCGAGCTTCTGCTTCAGACTCTCAGCGGAATAGCCGAGGCGCTGGAAGGCCTCGGCCGCCGAACCGCCTCCGGTGACGATGAATTCGTCGGCCCGCAGGTTCAATTCCTTGATACCATCCGTCAGAGCGTCGACACTCACGCGGTTCTGCTCGGCTACGTACTTCAGTTCCTGGAAGCTCTTGACATCGATACCGGCCCGCCTTGCCTCATCGCCTATGGATGCGATAGCGCCCGCTGCATCTCTGATGACTGCTACCGTCGAGGCGGAAACAATGCCGGTGATGAGGCCAGCCGCTCCACCAGCCAAGCTTTTGATCCGCCCAAATGAAGCCATCAGGTCGGTTGCCGTCGTTTTTCCGAGAGCCCGCACTCTGGCGAGGGCAGCTTCTAATCCTTTCGGATCGCCGGAAATCGTGACTGGGATATCGGGGCGGCTCATCGAATGCCTCGTTGCGGAGAAAAGAAAAATCGCTACGCTCCGCCGCAACAGGGAGGGGCGCATGCTCAGGTTATTCTTGATACTGTTTGTGTTTGTAGCGTCGGAAGCGAAGGCCACCGGCTGCAACGAAACGATGCTCAGCATCACCGACTGGTCGGCTCGGCGAGCGGACACGTCAAACGTGGAAATCAGCCTTCGAGTGCAATCCCACGCGACGAAGCAGATTCGAATGATGCGCGGTCTGGCATATTTTTACGACGCATTGGACCAGCCGATCGGGGCGCTTCCAATAGGAACTGATGCGATTATTCCCTTAGGGAGCGAGTATCTTGAACACCGAGTTTGGTCGGACCATAAGTTCGGGCGACTGCTCAAATTGCGAAAGCAGGATGTAAAGACCGCCACCTGCGTGAAGGCGGTCTTGTATGAGGATGGATCAGAGGAGAGCTTCTGAAGCTTTCACGCTGCTAATCCGGCCTGAGCAAGGACCCTTAACGCACGCGTCGGGGCTGGGGCCGAACAAGCCTCCTCATACCGAGCACGCCCCCCGCAATTGTGCACGGTCAGCTGGTCCAAGACGTCAATGCCGAGCTCCTCAGCTACTCGGCGGTGTTCGCTCCACAGAAAGAGGAAGTAATCCTCCAGATCTTCTCGCGTCGGGAGCGGTTCAGCATGCGCAGGCGCCGGCAAGGACGCGGCAGCACTTCGCATCCCGGAGGACCTGAAAAACAAAATTCAGGCCGAGGCCGAACGCAATCATCGATCAATGACGGCGGAGATACTTGCCCGCTTCGAATCCAAGTTTGAGCCCTCTGGGTCCACCGAGATCTCGAAAGCAATTCTCGAGCTACGATCGGAGGTGCAGGAGCTACGGAAGCTACGTGAATCTGCCTTGCTACAGCAGAAAGAACATCAGTAGTAGCTAAACTCCTCCAATCGTCCTCGCATTCGAATTAGCCTTCAGCGATGGACGAACGCCATGTTCCGCTGCAATGCGCCGAACCTCCTCGCGCGAAATGAACGGTCTGCCACGGACATTCCCCGAAAGCCCCTCCACGGTCATCTCGAATTCCGCCGCCGTTGCCTTCCAGAAGGTCTCCGGCGACCAGCCGAGCATCTTCGGGTTGGTGGCGATACGGTAGAGCGCCTTGAGATGATCCTTAATCAGGAGAGGCTTACGGGCTTTCCCAGGACCGCGTCTCCCGCAATCTGCGATGCGGTCCGCTCGTCCCGCCGCACTGTCCCGGCAGCAATGTGAGCCGACAGCGCCTTCTCGACCGCCTCGCGCCAGGCGAGCTGGTCGGCGGCCGAGATATTGCCGTCGTCGAGGATCTTCGCCGAAAGCGCCGATATCTGATCCTCGTGATCCGCCACGATCAGGCAGCGGACGGCGCAGGCAACCGCCTTCGGCTCGAAGCCGAGGAGACGGCCGTAAAGCTCGTCGAGGGTGCGGGCGCCGATCGCATCGGAGAGACGAGCGAGCCCGGAGAAGGTCACGGCGATGCGGAAGTCGATCGCACCGATGCGAACCTCCGCCTCGCCGCGCAATGGATTGGCAGGCAACATGGAACTCTCCGCTTAGACAGCCGGCACGAAGGTAAGAGCGCCGGTCATGGCGCAACGGATGTCCGCCTGCAGCTCGTTGGTCTTGTCGCCGGAGAAGGTCATCGAGACGAGCATGTCGCCTTCAAATGTGCCGACGCCGGGCACCGTGACCTGATACTCGGTGATGACCTGGTTGACGGCATCGGCGGTAACCGCCTTCATCGTAATGGTATCGACGAAGGCGCCCTGCCCGCTGAAGCGGATGGACTGGATGCCGTACATCAGCGCCAGCGTGAGCTTGCTGCCGGGATCGGTGCAGCTCGGCTTGGTGATATCGATTTCCTCGTTGTTGATCTCGAGGGATCGCTGTTCGGTGATGCAGGCCAGGGTGAAGGCGCCTGCACCGGTCGAGCGGGCAAGCGTGAGCTGACGGCCGAGAGCCATGGCAAAATCCTCTTCGTGCTGGTGGGAGTGGTGGCGCTACTGCATGCCGCCCAAAAGTGTGCAGCGGTTTCGGGATAACGGCATGCAGAGCGTTTAGAGCGCAGCCTGTTCCGGATTGGCGGCGAGCGTCTTGTAGGCGATCTGATAATTGAGCGAACCGGCAAGAAGCGAGGTGCCGGTCTGCGGGTTGACGAAATACTGTTCCGACTGCAGCAGCGCTTCGACGGCAAGTCCGCCGAGAGTGATGTCCGAGGCCATCGCAGCCTCGATCAGCACGCAAAGCCGGTCGAATTCCTCTTCCGGCTCATCGTCCCGCAGGTGCACGACGATCGAGAGCGGCAGGGACCGATCATAACCGTCCTCGCCGGCTGGCCCTGACGAGGGTCGGACCATCAAAGTCTCCGATCTGTCGGCCCAGGTGACTGTGAGGGCCGGCAACTTCTCCTGCGGGATGGCGCCCTTGCGGCCGCGCTTCACCTTGTCAGCACCGGAGAACTTCGGAATGGCCGAGAGGCGCGCGATAACGGCCGCGAAGATCTGGCTGCGGAGATGCGCCATGTCAGGCGACCGAGCGGCCGAGGTCGCGCAGCGTCTGGTTCACCACAGCCGCCGAATAGCCCGCCTCGAGGATCTGTGCGCGCGCCTTGCCACTGTCGAGCAAGCGACCGATGTCGGAGCGGATCGCCGATCGGAGCCGCGACGGCAGTTGCGGCCATGGCCGCTGCGTCATGGCGCCGGCGGTCTGGCGTGCGGCCTTCTTCTTTGCGCCCTCTTCCTTCGAGAACAGCGCCTGGCAGAGGTCCTCCATCGGATCGACCGCGACGGCCGGAGCCTGCTCCTGTTCCTGTGTCTTCATGGTCAGATGTCTCCGGCAAGCGAGATGCGGAGCATGGCCCGCGCATCATCGTCGATGTTGATGACCTGGTAGGTGACGCCGCCGATCGCGACGCTGTCACGCTGGCTGGCGAGACCTGGCACGGTGGAGGCTGACACGGCGAGCAGATGGGTGGTGCCTTCGACGGCCTGCTCCTGCTCCTCTGCCAGGTCGATTTCCCGCCACACGCGCAGGATGACCCGCACGGCGGGCCTTGCGACACCGTCGACCGTGAACACGGCGTCGGCATTGCCGAAGGCCTTGGCGAACTTCGGCCCCATCCTTTCGAACATGGCGGGCCGCGGCGTCATTGCGGAGCCGTCAGCTTTTTAATCTCGGCCTGAAGCTTGGTGACTTCGCCAGCCAGCGTCGCATTGTCGGTCTCAAGCTGCTCGTTCTGCTTCAGCAGCGTGTTGCGATCGCCGATCGCGCTGTCGCGCTCCGCCGTCAGCCGGTCATTGTCGGCCGAAAGCTTGTCGTTGTCGGCTGAAAGCTTCTCGATCGCCTCGCGAAGCTTGTCGAGATCGACGGAAGGCACGGGTGCCGCGGACGTGGCGTCGGGACCGGCGGTAAAGGCGCCAAAATTCTTGCGGAAGTTTTCCGCTTCCTCGGCGGTGATCCCGCCGGTACCGACCGGAACCGGCTCACCCGGTGCGTAGGATTTCTTGCCGACCTTGACGGTCACATTGAACTGCTCGGTTTTCTTGCTCATTGGAGCGTCCTTTCAAGTCCCAATATCCGCCGGCGAGAAACTGGCGGATATGCAGACGAACACGGGGTTAGGGATTAGCGGACCAGCGCGAACAGGCTGGCGTCCGGCTCCGGAGCGATCGGAAGCGGTGCTGCCTGCGTCTGGACGATGGTTCGCGACGGGTTCCGTTCCCGCCACATGTCGGGGAAGCGCTCCATGGACAGGAGCGCGTCGTTGTCGAGGATGGCGCCGTAGGCGAAGTGGCCCATGAACCCGAAGGGATCGAAGATCCCGACGCCCATGGACGGCCAGAAGTTGTTGCGCACCCCGCCAACTGTGTAGGGCTGCGAATACTGGATGAAGGTCAGCTCGCCGATGGTGCCGAGAACCGCGTAATACTTGTTCTCCGCTCCGGTGCTGACCGGCCCCAGCTGCATGATACCGCCATCCTGGCGCCGGTTATCGAGCGCCTCGAGGAAGCGCGGCGACCTCTTCA